CTTATAAACCTTGCGAAAACCTTAAATACCCTAAAAAAACCCTTATAAAGTTATCGCAAACACTATATACTCTCTCTCTCATATATAAACCCTTCGGGGGCGGGGGCGCCGCGTCCGGCCTGTTAATACATTAGGCTGACAGTATATAGTCTTTTCTTGGGCCGGAATGTTTAATAAGGTGGTTCCCGTAGGATGGTCATGGCGAGATACAACCTAAACCTACGACACATTGACGACCTTGAACACGAACCTGATTCGTACACCATTGCGGAAAGCAACAAGGACTATGTGATTCTTGCATTGCTCGGGGCGCTGGCGGCACAAGGCTTTTACACCACCGAGGGGTCAGACTACTAGACGGAATGTTCATATACTTGGTTCCCCTCCTCGGTATATGAACGCAAATGACTGGGAGATAGCCCACATCGGAAACCTAGAACACGACCAACACAGGATTGAAATTGTCAACGAGAAGACCGGCCAAACTGCATGGGGCTATGTGATGGTGATGGAAGACTAGGGGGTATATAGTCTTTTTCTCTCTCTCTTCTCTCTCTACCTTTTAAAAAAAGGGGGGTAAATCTCGTATCCGTCCCCGTGTATCCATATGACTGTCGGCTTATAGTCTTTTCCAGCGCCGGAATGTTAATAAGGGTGGTTTCCCTACTAGGTACATGGCGAAACTATTTGACATGATAAAAATTTGCGACGACTGCGGCGATGTGACCCCCCTAGGATTTTGCCGATGGTGCGATGAGTAAACCTAGTGCAGTTTTTACACTAAGTTTCTCTCTCTCTATTTTTTTGCTTGCGGGCGCGTTATTCCCGTACCCGTCCCCGTTTATCCATAAGGCAGACAGTATATAGTCTTTCGCAAGTGACGTTTAGAAGTGGAAAACGCTTACGGATGCACCCCCCGGCGGGATTCAACCGCCGGCGAGAGTCTTCCGCACTCCGATACAGGCTCGATTGTCCCGCCGTAAGCGTTCTCCAAACTGACCGAGTAGGAGTTTGCACTTAAGGCTTTCGGGCCGTCGCTATTTCGCGCCCGCGACCCATATCCAAAGGGATGTACCCTTATAGTCTTTTCCAAGTGTTATCCTCGCTCGGCTTCGCCTCGCTCGGCTCCGATACACCTAGGGCTGAAGGCATATAAACCTTGGGTTTAGGTAAACATAGTAAAGGCCGAAAATAAAAAGTCATCCCATTACATATAAGCGTTATGGTTGATGGATAAGTTAATAAGGAAATGCGCCTGTGTTAGCCCCGTAGGGTATAGCCCTGCACGATGTGAATGAAATGACAGATAATGAAAAAATGAGAGATTGCCCAACGGACGGAATGACAGAAGCGGAGAAGAAGGCCTTCATAAGAGGGTTTGAGATGTGCGAGCAGTCGATATGGTGGGGACCAATGACGAATAATTGGCCCTATCGAGTAGAACACGGATGCACCTTGCCCCCGGCGGTAGTCGCAGAAAGAAAAAGGAGAGTAGCAGAAAGACCAGCCTTATTAATGTTGGGTGAGGGGTGTGACCCCGTAAATTAGGTGTAAAAACTACACTTAGTGAGCGGCACCCTTAAGTAGGTACCCCCCCTAGCATGGTCATGGCGAACCTAACTGCAACCATGAAGAAGAACCTAAGAACGCTGGCCCAACTAAGAGCCGCCGGAGTCAGAACGAACGAGTGGGGCTACCCACTAAACTATACCCACGTTGGGAGCGGACAATACCTATACAAGGAATGGCTAAAGGAGGTGGTTCAATGAGCATGAGCCGCCGGCACTTCAGGAAACTGGCCGCCGCTATCAACGAGACCTTTGAGGAAATGGAAAACGGACAAGACCGCTATTCTGGTAAGGGAGGAGTCGAAGTGCTAATGAGCAAAATTATGAAAGTGTGCCGAAGTGAAAACCCTAACTTTGATTCAGGCCGATTTTACGCAGCATGTTATCAAGAGGTGGTCGATGCATGACCCTATAAAGGTTACTCTCTCTCTTTCTCTCTCTCTAAAAAGGGGGGGGAGGGGAAGGCCCCGCGTCCGCGTCCGTTTACCTATGGGCTGAACGCTTATAGTCATTCCGACTCCGCCTCCCCGACCCCATACCAGATGGGCTGTCCGCATATAAACCTTGGGGATTATTGCTTGTTCGTGCATCGAGAGCCTGAAAACCCAGCCTTCATATACTGATGGCCCCTACGAGGGGTATGAGTCAGCAACCGCTAACGAAGCCTGCCCCTATGATGCCCGACCTTGTGTTCACACACACCCAGTCCGATGGCCGTGAGATTTTCTTCGGCCAGCCAATCGGTTCCCACAACATTTGGGGCCGAGTCGAGAGAGTCGTTCCAACCGTCATGGTCGGAATTGGATTTGCCACCTTCTACTGGGATGAGGAAATCGACCACTTGGCCAAGACCCGCCGAATTCTAGCCATGAAGGAAAAGAGAGGAACATGGACGGTCGCCTTCGACCCAAAGTGGGAGGTCGTAGGGGTGTGAGGGTATAAAGGTTTCTCTCTCTCTTTCTCTCTCTCTTTTAGGGGGGGGGTGGTGCGGGCGCGCGCCGTCCGGCGCCCATGATGAGATGGGCTGTCAGTATATAGTCATTGTGGGCCGTCGCTTTCGCGTCCCAAAATCCATACCGGATGGGATGGAGGCTTATAGTCTTGACTATGCGTCATTGTCCCCTCAAAGTTTAGGGTTCCCTAAAAATAGGGGCCGGCGACCTAGGGTCGGGAAGGGTGGGTAGCCTATAATGGTTCCGCGTCCGCTACCCCCCCAAAATTGCAAAAAAACGGAAAAAACACCCCTCGGCGGGGGTCAGGCCCCTGCGCCGGCAAGAAACCTAGTATATAGTGTTGCGGGGTTCCTGAGCGGATATCATTATAGACTACCCTAGCATCAGGGAGTTTAATGGATGATTACACACCAACCCAGAAAACAAACAACGACCGCCACCAAGAAGGGTGCATCATGAGGACTTGCACCGGATGTTCCCAAGACGGAGGTGATTACTGATGGGGAAACATGACTGGCTACGAGTTCATCGGCACTTCAGAACCGCCCAAGAGGTATCGGAGCAGGAGGCTAACGAGGGACACACCGTCCTTGTAGCCCCTCAAAGCATCATGTTCAAGGGTCAATATCCTTGCATGGTATGCAACACCAAGAAGGAGCCTACCTACTCCAACAGGGTACTACCAAGCATAGGTTGGTTCGATGGATACACCTGCCCTAACTGCAAGGCAAGAACCTCCGAGGGAGTAGCATACATCACCGACGCTAACTGGGTGACCACCTGCAACAAGACCGGCAGAATCCTAGTGCTATGGACTACAGGAGGTGATGAGTAATGCCCTTCAAGCCAGTCCTATCCTATAGCCACACTCAGACTGATGGTATCTACTTCGGCAAGGAAACCAACTGCGGGTTGTGGTACGTCTGCACCTACATGATGGATATCGAAAGCATGACCTGCAAGAGGAAGGCAGGAACATGGGGCCTAGCACGCCCACTACACTTGGAGGTGATATGATGGCAGTAAGTGAGCAGACCAAGAAGCAGTTCTTCATGTGGAGGGAATTGAAGAAGGAGAATGAAATGATATGGGCAACCCTTGTGAGAATGCAAGAAGTATCCGAGCGAATGGACCGAGTATATGAGGCCAAGATAGCACGCCTAGAGGCCATCATTTCCGAGTTGGGTGGTGATACCACCTGAGATTCAAAAGAGTCCAGCAGGGGACGCTTAGAACGTAAGGAAACACCATTACCGTTCGATAGGCGACGGTAAGATTTGATAATATCCGCCAAAACCCAGCGTCTATGTCCGGCCCCACACCGCTAACCACCGCGAGTGATTTCTGAAATTTTTTTCAAATTTTCGTTTGTAGCACTAGCGCTCTTTCTTTTGCCGCTAATTGGGTCGGTGTACCAAACTCTAGGAGTCTCTCCCTTCCAATTGCCGCCATGAAACTCATAGTCGCTCTCCAAGGGGACATCCCAGTTCCGTTCCCACGTTTTCAGACCCTTGCCCTGTTCGTACTTCTTGCCACTAGTCACAACCCCGTCCTTCTCGTACTTCCTGAGAATGGCCCCGGCACTATAGCCATTCAACTGTGTCCAATGCTTGCTGATGTGATGATTCGCCAAATCTGCAATCTCTATGCTTGTCAGCGGATTTAGCGCCCAATGACTACATAGAACCTTCTCTATCGCCAGCGCATAGACCTTTCTCCTAGGCATCGGCCCATGTCTACGTCCGTCCGGGTCTTGACGTTGGAATTTCTTCCCCGTCACCTTGCTTCTCGTCTTTGTTGCATCATTTCTTGCTTTTATCTGTCCCACTATTCATCCTCTCCTTATCACTCTACCCCCAAGACCCGTAGTATCACTTCTGTGTACCCCTGTTCTGGTTGCACCCCCTGTCCACTCACTCTTCTTCATTGTTCCCATGACTACTGGATAGTCGGGAGTGCGATGTGTAAATTGGTCAAGCGCATGAGCCAATGCCATAGCACAGTCGTTATGCCGACCCAAATCCACTATATCACCCTCTCTCCACGCATGACTCTCCAACTCCTCCAATAGTATATTAACCTGCTGCCTAGTTGCATCGTTACCATAGGGCATACATACCAACTCCCTCTCAAACCAAACCCTCATTCGATTCATCAAGCCCTGCTTCAGCGTCTTGTTGCTGACCTTGCTCTCCCTATAGTCTATGACCGCACCCTTCTGAGCCAAAAGACTCTCGTACATCTGTTGGAAGCCCACGGCCTCAACCGCAAACGCCGGAGTGCCATACCTCTTACTCCATTCTATTATCATATCGGCCTGTCGCGCGGGAGGAAAATCATTCCTACGCCATATATCGACCAAATGAATATATCCGTCACTATCTTGCTTCAAGCATACCATAACTGAGTAGTCCTGTCCCAGACCGTGTGCTGGGTCGAAACCAACCGCATATTTGCAATCATCGAACTTTTCCTTCGTCAAAATAGAATCCATATCGAGATTCTTGCGCGTGAGTGCGCGTGGATACACACTAGCCTCATCGTCAATCACCTTACACAGGTACTCCTGTATGAAAGACAACTCTCCCATAGCGTCCTTCTGCTCTAACAGAAACGCAAGAGGGCGAAACTCCGGCCACAACTCCACGGGCTTAACGCTTTCAGGGTCAGCCTTGTATTCCTCCCAATTGGGAATGCTAGACCAAACACCACTCTTCCACGCGTCGTTCTGCAACATTTCGGTATGGTACAAATCAACCATGCTCATAGGAGTACCCACGCAATAGATTGCAGTACCGGGACTCAGCATAGGCGTCACTTTCTTACGAAACCAATTCCTCAGACCCGTCCAATCCATATCACCACTATCGTCAATAACGTCATCGAAAGCGATACAGGCGGGATGCTCGCCACGAATAGCAGCCCCAACGCTAGTAGCCCTAATCCAAGCCCCGTTAGTGAAGTGCAACTCAAGTTTATTGCCCTTCTTCGTACTTAGGAATCGTGACAACTGTGGGTGCCTCTTCATATCCTCCCTTATCTCCTCAAGCCTCCTAGTAGCCAAATCCTTGCTCGCTGAGAACATCCAACAGGTGAAGGGCTTGTTGCGCCACTTCTCAAACAAAGCACAATGGAGTAGTTTTACCCTAAGAGTAGTTGACTTGCTGTGGTCCCTAGGTGCAATCACGCAAACCCTATGAACTTGAGCGCCTTCGCGCTTTCCGTACATATCCATCCATTCGCCAATGTGGTCGCCCCAAGTATAGCCCAACCAACGGTAGAAGTAGGAAACATCGTTCCTTGACCTTTCCATCGAGAAATCTAAATTGAAACTACTCATCCTTAACCACCGGGGCAAACAGATTACCAGTCAGACCCACCTTCTCATCAATCATATGAGCGCAGATACCCGGCCTCGACAAGACATATCCCTTTCTGTAGTGCCATCTGTCATCACCAGCCAAAGAAGGCAATTGTATGACCATAGCCCCACCCTTCTCTATAACAGACTGGTGATGCAAATGACCGTGAAACCAAATCTTATTCTCGCACTTACCCCAATTCTGCCATGACTCCTTAGCCATGAGAGAAGGCAAATCAGCACCCTTGACACCGTCACCATGAGTGAAGCCGAATAGGGTGTTACCGTATGTGACATACTGTCGCAGTTTGGGGTCAACCACTATGGTCACATCCTCTATATCCTCGTAGATAGCCTTCAGATACATCATAAGTGCAAGTGCAAGATGCCTATCGTGATTACCGCGCATGAAGATTACCTCCACAGGAGATACCATCCTCAGTAACTCTATATGCTCTCGCGCTAACTCGCAACCATCCATGAAGATTTGAGTCGGGCTTGCAGACATATCCTGTGGTGTGCCACTAGTAGTCATACCCTGCTCGTTGTCGATATGGAACCAATCAGACCCAGTAGCCAAGAATATCTTGTCGGGCCTGCCCGGAAGTCTACTTATTAAGTTCTCAGTCCTGTTAATAAGTCTTGACTTAGCCTCTTCGGTATCATACTTGTTGCCTGTTTCGTCAATCCAGCAAGAAGACCCGTAGTGGAGGTCAGTAGGAGAAATCACAATAGCATAGGGGTCAGCAGTACC